TGAATCAAAGACTGAACTAGTAGATAACTTAATTTATCAAGCTGCATTTATGAAAGTGGAACTTGATAAGTTACAAGAGCAGATTAGAAAGTATGGTGCTATCCAAATATCAAACAAAGGTATGCAACGACAAACTGAAGCAGCTAAATATTATACAAAACTTGTGAATTCATACGGAACTGTTATCAAAACACTTAACAGTATTCTTGGAACACAAGTAGATGATGGAGATGATGCTTTTGATGAATTTCTTAAGAGAGCAAGTGAATGAATTATTTAATTGAATACTACGATGAAATTAATAATGGAAACATTATTGTTGGAGAAGAACTAAAAACACAACTAGATCAACTTATAAAGGATTTAGATAATACTCTTTATAATTTTGATGAACAACCAGGGAACTTAAGAATTGATTTTATTGAGACATTTTGTAAACACACAAAGTCTCCATTCAATGGTATGCCATTTATTCTTGAACTATGGGAAAAAGCATTACTACAAACTGCTTATGGCTTTAAAATGGTTGATTCAGGATTACGTAGATTCAATGAAGTCATATTATTGATTGCTCGTAAGAATGGAAAGACTACTTTCGTTGCGGGTATAGATTTAGCAGAGTTCTTTCTATCAAGAGGTGGCGTGGATATCGTATGTGCTTCAAATACAACAGAACAAGCGAATATTCTATTTGAAGAGATTAACAATATGCGTGAACAATCTCCTGCATTATCAAAAGAAACTAGAAGCAAGAAAAACATCTATCACATCTATTCTCCAAAGACCAAGAATAAGATTAAGAAGTTATCTGCTCAATCAAGAAACAAGGATGGATACAATATTGAAGTTGGTTGTATCGATGAAGTTCATGAAATGACAGATTCAAAAGTCTATGATGCAATCAAACAATCACAATCAACAAAGAAAGAACCACTGATATTTATCATAACTACCGAAGGAACAACCGTTGGTGGTTTTTTAGATAATAAATTAGATTATGCTAGAAAGATGTTAAAAGGTGAAATTGAAGATGCTAGAGTATTACCTTGGTTGTATACTCAAGATTCAACAAAAGAAATATATGAGGATCCTTTAACATGGCAGAAATCAAACCCTAGTTTAGGTGTTGTAAAACTAAATAATTATCTAGAAGATGTTATGAACAAGTCAAAACATGATCTATCGACCAGAGTTACAATGCTTTGTAAGGACTTCAATATCAAACAAGCAGATTCCGGTTCTTGGTTATCGTTTGATGATTTAAACAATGAAGACAAATACTCCATTGATGATCTAAGAGATTCATATGCAATTGGTGGCGTAGATTTATCATCAACGACTGATTTAACTGCTGCAGTACTTGTTATTCAAAAGCGAGAAAGCAGTATAAAGTATGTCATTCCACATTTCTTTATGCCAAGTGAAGTTGTAGAAAAAAGAATCAAAGAAGACAATGTTCCTTACGATATTTGGATTAAGAAAGGTTTTGTAACACTTACAGAAGGAAATCAAAATGATTTTAGTCTTGTTACTAAATGGTTCATGAAATTGATTCAAACTTATGGAATACGCCCTTTATGGGTAGGATATGATCCATGGAACTCACAATATTGGATTAAAGAAATGGAAGACTTAGGTTTTAATATGGAAAAGGTCAGACAAGGAATCTACTCGTTATCTGAACCAATGAAAATTATGGAGGCAGATTTAAAAAACAACTTTGTAAACTACAATAACAACCCAATCATGAAATGGTGTCTTGCAAATACACAAGCAAAAGTTGATCTTAACGGAAACATACAACCATCAAAGTTAAACTCAAAGTATAAGAGAATTGATGGAACAGTAGCTTTAATAATTGCTTATGTAGTTTTAAATAGATACAAGACAGATTACGAGAATATGTTATAATATTTACAAAAAAGAGGTGGGTTATCATGTCAGGATTTATTGGTTATGTGGATAAAGAAGGAGTGTTTTTAAGCGCTGATTCAAGAAGAACAAATTTAGTTGATGGCAGTGTATCAATAGTAAAAAAGATACACAAATTAAATAATAATATGATAGTAGCCACAGGTGGTTATGGTACATTAGGTCATGAGTGTAGAGAAGAATTAAACAATAAAATCATCAAAACATCATCAATTGAAGACGTATTTGACATTGCAAAACCAATATTTAAGAATGCATACTCAGAGTTTATTCTGGAACATCAAGATCACATTGAACACCTCTATCTCATAGTGGGTGGTTATAGTATAAATAAAAATGAGTGGGTGCTAGGGTCGTTAAGAAGTGTTGATAATTTTGAGAGTGTTTTCTGGATAAATAGAGGGAGACCATATTTTACAGGCTCAAATACAAATCTTGTGATTAAAATTGCTTCTGATGAATTCTATAAACAAAAAGCATCTGAAATTACTTATAAACTTGATATTTGGGCTTTTAAGTCTTTTAAAGCTTTATCAAAAGTTGATGTTCATATTGGATTTCCTATACAACTATGTATACTGAATTCAGACTCTTTTGTTGAAGTAGAAATTGAATCTGAAAACTCCAATGTTGAATCAGATTCGAGATTTTTAGCAGAATTTCCAATTTGAAGAAAGGTGAAGCGATGGCTTTATTTAAAAGAAAAAGTAAAACTGGATCATTTGATGCACTCCAGTTAATTAGCAATTTAAATACATTTTACACACCATTTGGTACGAACATATCAAAGAGTGATGTAGTTAAAATATGTATTGATCGAGTGGCAAGCCAATGTGCGAAACTCAAACCAAGATTTATAAAAACCGAAAACGATAAGACAGTAACCGAGAAAAAAGGTAGGCTGTCTTTTTTATTGAAGTATAAACCAAATGAGATTATGACACCTTATGACTTCATCTACAAGACAATTACATTACTCTTATTAAATGATAATGCATTTGTTTATCCGAAGTTTGATAAGGATTCAGGTGAACTAAAAGGTATCTATCCATTAAGACCAATAACGGTCGAAATGATAGTTGATAGTGCTGATACTTATTTCATCAAGTTCTTATTTGATAATGGGGAATCTTACATCTTACCATACGATAATGTCATTCATTTAAGACGACATTTCGGACAAAATGATATCTTTGGTGGAACTGGATCAACTGGAGATCATGATGCAATCTTAAAAACCATATCCATCAATGATAGTTTGCTTCAAGGAATCGATAACGCCATTAAGTCATCAATGCAGATCAAAGGTATCTTAAAGATGAATGGGATGTTATCAGAAACGGATAAGAAAAAACAACGAGAGCTATTTGATGCTGCTCTATCGGAATCGGTGAGTCTCAAAGGTAGTTCAATCATACCAATTGATTTGAAGTCAGAGTACATTCCATTAGATGTTGATCCGAAACTAATTGATAAGGATACACTCGAATTCTTACAAGCAAAGATCCTTGATTATTTTGGCGTGTCAGTTCCAATATTTACAAGCAAGTACACAGAAGATGAATATAACTCATTCTATGAGTCAACGATAGAGCCTTTAGCTATTCAACTTAGCGAGGCTTTTTCTTTAGGCTTACTTACATATAACCAGCTAGAACGTGGAGAAGAAATCATATTCTACAGCGAAAGATTACAGTATGCTTCTTGGAATACGAAAGTATCTGCAATTGAGAAGCTTATGAGTCTTGGAATAATGTCACTTAACGAATCAAGATCACTACTCGGTTTAGAACCTATCGAAGGTGGAAACAAACGACTTCAATCATTAAACTTTGTTGATGCAGATAAAGCAAATCAATATCAAGTAGGAACGGAGGAACCAAAAGATGAAAATAACAGTTAATGGAAAGATATCAGAAGATGCACTTAAGGTTATCTTAGATACACAAAAGAAAAAGACCATCATAATTGATGATTATTGCAAGAAAGAAAAACTCGAGTCACTTTTCTATAAAGACTCAGAGCTTGAATATGAGTATCAAAAACCAGAAAAACAAGTAACGCCAAAACCAAAGAAAGTAGAGACTCGTAAAGATGATAAAGGAAACTAGACTCGCAGATGTCACACTTCATGAAGAAGATGACAAGATGATATTAGAAGGCTATGCATTAGTCTTTAACAATGAAACACTAATAGGTGATGAGGAATATGGTTTCTTAGAGGAAATTGATTCAAGAGCACTATCGGAAACCAAAATGAAGGATGTTCCAATGAAATACAATCATATGGACTCCTTTTTAATTATCGCTAGAACCAAGAATCAATCCCTATCACTTACCGTAGATAATATTGGTTTAAAAGTTCGTGCTGAATTACTAGATACAAATACGAATCAGGATATCTACAAAATGGTAAGAAGTGGATTATTAGATAAGATGAGTTTTGCTTTCACAGTCGATGAACAAGTGTGGAATCGTGAAGGCAGAATTCCAAAGAGAACTATTACAAAAATTGAAAGGTTGTATGATGTGTCAGTTGTGGATACACCGGCATATGATGCAACTTCTATATACGCTCGTTCTTTAGAATCTATGGAGTTAGAACTAAAGGCTATGGAGTTAGTAGAGCAAGAGGAACAATCTAAAATTATCAAAAAACGCATTAAAATTAAAACTCAAATCTAAAAGGAGAAAACAATCATGAATTTAGAATTAAGACAGAAAGAAATCGAGTCAAGACTAACTGAGATCAGAGGTCTTGTCGATAATGAAACAGATATTACCAAACTTGAAGCATTGGAAACCGAAACAACAGAACTTCAAGAAGAACGAAGTGTTATTGATAAGAAAATGGTGATTGCTAGTAAAACAGAAATCAAACCAATTGTTATCGATAACCGCACTAAAGTTGATAAAGAAAAATTGGAACAACGTGCTGCTAGTTTACGTGAAAGTCGTGTTATCCAAGTATCAAGTGAAGAAATCTTGTTACCGGACCACACCGCTTCAGGATTGGCACCAGTTCCATTCGCACAAGTATCAACGCTTGTTGATCGTGTAAATGTGATCAACCTAAACGGTGGAGAAACGTACAAGAAATCATTTGTGAAATCAAACGGTATCGCTGGAACGACACTTGAAGGACAACCTTACAGTGAAACTGAACCTGCATTTGGCTATTTAACCATTTCCAAAGTGAAGATTACTGCTTATACAGAAATCACTGAAGAGTTAGAAAAACTACCCGCTATTCCTTATCAAGCAGAAGTATTACGCAATATCAATATTTCACTTAAAAAGAAAATCAGCGAACAAATCTTACGTGGTGCAGGAACGACTAACACATTCACAGGAATCTTTAGTGATGCAGCAGTAGCTCTTGCAGATACTACTCCACTTGAAATTGAAGCAATCACTGATTCAACATTAGACGATATTGTCTTTGCATATGGTGGCGATGAAGAAGTCGAAGGTGGAGCAGTTCTTATCTTGAATAAGAATGATTTACGTGCATTTGCCGGACTGAAAACACCAGAAGGTAGAAAAGTCCATTCAATTGATTATGTCAATAAAACAATTGATGGCATTCCTTATATCATCAATTCAAACTGTAAAGCTATCTCTGATAGTAATACTGCAGCTGGAGAATATGGTATCGCTTATGGTGCACTTAAAAACTATGAAGTACCAGTATTCTCAGCAGTTGAAATCGGTAAATCAACAGACTACAAATTCAAAGATGGAATCATCAGCTACAAAGCATCTGTATTCACAGGTGGTAACGTCGTCGGATATAACGGATTCCTACGCATCAAAAAGAAAGCTGCAGCATAATAGCTAAAGCAAATTAACCAGGTAAGAAAGGATTGATCTCATGGACATACTAGACATTGTAAAAAAAGCACTACTCATACCTTTATCAGAATCATTTGCTGATGACGAGTTGAACACTCATATTGGGAGTTGCAAAGCATACTTAACGAGTTGTGGGATTAATCCTTCTTATATAAATGATGAATCAAATCCCATGGTTAGCACTGTGATTATTATTTATGTGAAGACATTTTTTGGCTTTAAAAATGATGGAAGTGCAAAAGAACTACCGAAAACATTTGATATGTTGGTAGGACAGATTGCACTCACACAAGGAGTTTCAGAAAATGTATCCTAATTCACCCAATATATCACTAAAATTGCTAACCATGGATTTGGTTCAAAATTCTATTGGTTCTTCAATATACCAATTTATTAACTCAAAAGAAGTTGCCGGTATAAATTTTAGTATTACATCAAACGAATACTATGAAAGTAAACGATCAGACATTAGGATTGATATAGCACTCAAGATTCAAAGCTTCTTATACGATGGTAGCAAATACGCAGACATAGCAGGAGACATCTATAAGATTGAACGTACGTATCAAATCGGACAGTTCATTGAACTCTACTTAAGTAAATCTAAGATCAGAAAGAGTGATATCATTGGTTACGCTTGATGAACTTGGTGTAGCTATTTCAAATATGGTAGAAGAATATGCAGAAGACATTATTGGCAAACTTGAAAAACGACTTGATGAAACGGCTCAGGAAATCGTGAAGTATATCAGTACTCATGCACCTAGAAGTGGTGGCACAAAACCATTTGCTAATTCGTTTGTAGCTGAACCAATAGGCAGTGGTGTCAACAAGACAATTGTTATCTTTTCAAATGAGAAAGGAAAGCTGACACATTTGCTTGAATTTGGTTTTACACATCGGAGTGGTAAGTATGTAGGACCTAGACCATTCATGCGTCCAGCCTATGATTTACTTACACCAAAGATGCTAGAAGACATTAAATCGATTATTGAAAAGGGTGATGATTAGTGCAAGAAAAACTGGAAGCATTATATGATACTTTGAACTCCGTTTTACCTGGAAAGGTATCTTATGGAACCAGAGTAGGTTTAGAAGATGATCCAAACTATATCATCTATCAAGAATTAAGCAATCGATCAATTGTCTATGCTGATGATAGAGTAGTTGCAAAAGTAGCAACCATTCAAGTTAGTTTAATCACTGAAAAGAAGAACATAGGACTAGAAGAACAATTAGAAGCATCCCTTTATTTTATGGGATATGAATTTGAATTATTATCTGAATTCGTCAATGAAGATAGTTCAGTCAATAGAGTATATGAAATCAAACAGGAGGTTTTTTAAATGAGTAATAAAGTCACATTTGGCCTAACTAATGTACACTATGCACTCGCTACTCAAGCAGAAGATGGCAGTTGGACTTTTGCTACACCTAAACGTTTAGAAGGTGCACAGGAGATTACAACAGAAGCTATCGGTGGAAGTACACAAGTGTATGCAGATGATAAAGTAATCGCAACGCTCGTATCAAATTCTGGAACGAATGTTACACTTAAATTTACCGAGATTGATGACGTGTTCAAAAAGGACATCTTTGGAGTTCTTGAAGATACAAATGGTAATCTAGTAGAAGTTGTAAATGGTGAAACAAAGACATTTGCTTTAGGATATGAAATTCAAGGTGATATTAAAGCAAGACGTATATGGTATTTCTTATGTACTGCTACTCCATCAGGAGATGCAAGTAAATCAAAAGCTGATTCAATTGAAGCAAACTCTATCACGTTAAACATTACTGCTAGACCAATTGAATCTGGAGACAATCTAATTTTAAGAGTCATTGCTGGTGTGGGTGATGCAAACTATGCAGCATTCCTTACTACAGCACCAACATTACCAACATTTATTTAAGGAGATAATCTATTATGGAAAAAACACTTAAACTTGGCGATAAGGATTATCGTCTTCATTCATCACTATTTACGATTATTGATTATCGTAATGTATTTTCAACAGAGTTATTTAGTGATATCAAGAAATTAGAGAAATCAAATATTAAAAAAGAAGATGATCTGTCTACTGTGATTGACACAATCTTTAGAATCATCTATGTACTACATAGACCATTCAGCAAACAATCTTACAACGACTTCTTAATGTCGTTGGATTTTTCTATTTTAAGTAATCAAAATGAACTTGAAAATCTGACGAATACGATTGGTGAAATGCTAGGGACGTTTCAAAAAGGAAGCACACCCAAACCACCCACAAAGAAATGATGAAGTAAATATAACAGCAAACATCATATTCAACCTTGCTCATCTAGGTATCTCTATTGAAGATACTAAAACATTTGATCTAGATACTTATTTTGAGATTGTAGAGCTTGAAATGAATGTAATTAATGGAAATCAATCATCAAAAAAAGCAACTCAGAGCGATATTGATAAGTTCTTACTATAATTACTTAAAAATTACTATTGACAGTAAACATAGTAAAGTTATATAATTTAATCAGTAATTCTAAGTAATCAAAAATAGGAGGCTATCATATGGCTAAATTAATGTTTGAACTTGATGATGAACTACTTGATGAGGTTAACGATATACTGGATTCGGTTGGTTTGGATTTAGAGATTGCATTTAGTATTTTTGTAAGAAAAATTGTTAAAGAAAAAGGATTACCTTTTAATGTCAGACAAAAACATGATGATAGTTCCGGGGAATCAACGAATAATGAAAATTCCTTTTCTCCACAATTAGGTTCAAGAAGAAGATCTAACAATGCTATTACGATCGAAATGATCGAGGAAGTTTGGAGTGCATTTATCAAAATTAAAGATGGATATTTTGATGTAAAGGAAATGGCAGATTATATTTCAGAGAAATCCGGGATGAATTATGGTAGTGCAACAATATATCTAAATATTTTAATTAATTTATTAAATGGAGAAATCAATAAGCGTTCAATGAAGCCTAGTGATTTTGAATTCTTTATAGATAAATTTAAAAAGAATTTAGGAGAAAGTGCATATCAAAAAGCATTGCATTCAATTGAAGTATCAATACCTTATTGGAACAGAAACATTCCTACGTTTGCAAATTCAATGACTGATTTGTTGAGAAAACAAAACAAGGTTATATCTAATGAATTAGAAAACAAAACACAAAAAAATACAGATAAAATTGATATTACTAATGTCTTAAATCGTTTTGAAAGATATTTAGAATCTATCGGCTATAGTGCAGTTACCCCATCTGGTCTAGGAAGTACAACAGTTGATTACGCACAAAGAAGAATGTCGTTTGTGTTGCAAACTGAGAATATTAATATTACAGAACTAATTGTAAATATTGATTCTTATATTAAGGCATATGATTTTGGTGGTGCCAAAGAAGATTTAGGTAAGAAAAGCAATAGAGCAGTAATCAATGCATTAAAGAGATTTAAAGAATTTTTAATCCATGAAGGATTATATAAACAATAAAAATTAATCAAGCACATCTTCGGATGTGTTTTTCTTTTGAACAGGAGGTGAGTATTAATGGCAGAAACAGTCAAAGGACTAAATATCAAACTAACCCTTGATGGTAAAGATTTAGAAAACGAATTAAACGGCATCAAGAAAGAACTCAAGGAACAAAACAAAGACTTAAGAGCGATTAATACGAACCTTCGTTACGACAGTACAAACCTTGATTTATGGAAACAAAAACAATCGAAGTTAAATGATATTTTAGTCCAAACAAAAAAGAAACTTGAAACACAAAACCAGGAACTTGAACGTGCGAGAAAGGCTGTTCAAGTTGGTGATATGAGTCAAGAAGAGTTCAACAAGCTCAAACGAAATGTTCAATACAGTGAAGCAGAAGTTGCTAAACTAAATGGACAATTGGAAAACACAAACACCAAGATCAAACAACTGGCGAATGCTAACTTCGAGAAGATTGGTAAACTTGGATCAACATTAACAAAAAGCGTAACGGTACCTATTTTAGGTGCCGTTTCTGCTTTAACGGCATTCTCTGTTAAAACTGCTTATACAGCAGATGAGATTGGTGACACCGCACAGAAACTAGGATTATCTGCAGAACAGTTCCAAGAATGGAATCATGTCGCAACCATTATGGGTACTTCAACAGAATCCATGTCTAAAGCTTTCATGAAAGTCAATGGTATATTAGGAGATATTGCGACTGGTAATGGCGATAAGGTTGCTGATAGCCTTGCTTTAATTGGTCTTACTGTTGATGATCTAAAAGGTAAGAATACAGATGAAGCATTTGAACTTATCAGGGATGCATTAAGTGATGTTGCTGATGAATCAGTGAGAGTTGGTGTGGCCAACGAATTTTTTGGTGAGAAAATTGGTACTGAAGTACTCCCTATCTTATCAAGTGAAACCGATGCTATCAGTGATTTAAGAGCAGAAGCACAAGCGTTAGGTGTTGTCACCAATGAACGAGCAGCTCAAGCTGGAGAGTTCACAGATGCGCTTGATCGAACCAAACAAGCAGTCTCAAGTTTGGGTGTTGATTTAGCAAGTACACTCTTACCAGTTATCCAGGAACTTATTATTAAAGTCAGAGATAATGTGATTCCTACGTTAAAAGACTGGATTGATAAATGGAACAACATGGATTCTGGAACAAAGAAAATCATTGCTACTTTAACTGGATTAGTAGCTGCTATAGGACCTGTGTTATCTGTTGTTGGTAAAGTAGGTCCTCTTCTGAACGCAGGATCTATGGCTCTTAAAGCTGTAGGAACATCGGGGATATTTGCAGGTGTAGGAATTAATACTGCAACACTTGGTATTGGTGCATTGATTGCCATTTTAGCAATGGCATTATTTCAAAGTGAAGAATTCAAAGCATTACTGGGAAGACTTATGGAAACGTTCATGCAATTACTTCCTCCTATCTTAGCGATTGTGGATAGTCTGATGACTGCTCTTCAACCAATCCTAGATGTCATCATTGATTTAGTTGTTATGCTAGTCGATTTATTAGTTCCGATCCTAGATGTTATCCTTATGCCACTTATTTCTCAAATCCAAATATTTGCTGGTATTTTAGAAGCACTAGCTCCACTAATTACAGTTGTTGGAGAGGTATTGAATGCAATACTAGTTCCAGCAATCAATGTACTTAAAACAGTACTCGAACCGGTATTAAAGGTTGTTCAGAAGATTGTAGAATTTATCCAGAAGATCTTTGAGTGGATTGGTGACTTACCTTCAAAGATTGGCGACTTTGGTGGTAAAGTAAAAGATACTTTTTCAAACGTAACTGAAGGTATTTCAAACATTGCAAATAAAGTTACTGATGGTATTAGTAATTTTGCATCAAACGCAGCTGATAAAGTGAGTGGTTTCTTTGGTGGGATTGGTGATTTCTTTGCTGATACATTTAACTTGAAAGGATCGAGCACAGTCAACAATTCAAACGCTAGTACATCAACAAGCAATACAAACAACATCACGATAAATACAACATCACCAACCTTTGATGTGGATTCCATCAATAAGGCATTAGGAGGTAGCGTGATATGATTAGACAATTTTACCTAGAAAATGAATACGGTGACATCTATTACTTTAACCATAAGAATCAAACGCTCATCTCTCAGGTGAGTGGGCTAGGTTTTTCTCTAGATTTGAAGTATTTAGAATATAGCCGATTTTATTCTCGTTCAGAATATAATATTCCTTTGTCGGAGATTTCTGAAACATTAATCTTTCTTAAGGGATATCAAGGATATAAGTCTTTCGTAGATTTTATCAGTAAAAGTAACAAAGAATATAAACTCCATTATCAAAATGACGCTTTTAGTGCCTACTGTTATGTCGATATCTCAAGCTTATCGAAAGCAGAGTTAGTCGCTAGTACCATTCAAAGTAATATTATCTTTAAGAAATTATCTCTATGGTTGAAAGAAAAATCGTACGAGATTATCGCTAATGGATCATCAAGTGGGAAAGTATATCCTTACACTTATCCATATTATTATTCCAGTTCCTATGAAGGTAAGGCATTCATTAGAAATGAAGGATTAAATGATGCACCAATTGTCATAGAAATGATAGGAAGTGTGGTTGATCCAGAAGTACTAATTAAGAAGAATGGAGAAGTGGTATCTGTATTACGTTTATATTTAACTGCAGAAGATATAACCATTACCATCAACTCTATTCCAAGTAAACAAGAAATGGTGATGGATGAATCAGGTGTAGTTACTGACATATATGGATTACAAGACTTTGAAGAAGACAATTTTATATTCCTTGAACATGGAGTTTATGAAATTGAATTCAAACCAGGAGTCGCTACGGAATCGATTTGCAGGGTAACTATACTAGAAGGCTATTTAGGAATATAAAATATGAAACTATTATTTCTAGATCGTAGTACACTGCAGTATAAAGATAACGCATACGTCAGTAACCAGTTTGAACTCGCACTTGATATGGTACTTATAAAAAGATCAACCTTCAAAGTCAATAAGACAAATATTAACTGTACCATTGGAGATATTGTTATTCTCAAGAATGAAGTTTATTCATATATAGGAATCTTAGAAAGCATCGAACTAAATGATGATTACACTACGAACATAAAGTCTCTCGATTTCAGGGAGATTTTTAATTTGGATATACCAACTACAAGCTTTACTGGTGACCTTGCGGATTACCTATATCAAATAATCACAGACTATTTCAAGAACAATTCAGATCAAAAACAGAACCTATCATATTTGACTGTAAGTAAAGAAACCAGTGTATCAGGTAGTCTAAGTTTTGAAACGGATAACATCATCAATATGTCAAAGATATTTGAACTTGTGTCAAAGGGATATTGTATTAGCTTTAGCACCGATGTTACTTATCTTAGAGGTCGAATTACTGGTATTATTTTTAGAATTGTTAGTGTGAATCAAGGTATGGTAATCAAGAGTGATTTTTCATCCATCTTAAATGTGGAAACCAATGATTCCACCAGCCAACTTGTGAATAAGGTTGTGTATTATCCAAGAAGCGACAATCAAATCTATCAGATAATTAAGACATATTATTTGCTTACAACAGGAGAAATCACAGAAGAAGGTAGCTCAGATAATAGATACACAAGTGTCATGGCCAAGAGTTATATCTATACCGATAATGATTATGAAACATTAGAAACCAAAGCAAGAAGTGAAATGGTAACATCTAAACTTGATCACAATATCACATTTACAATTGACATGAAAAACAAGGTATTTATTTTATTTGAGAATATTCATCTTGGTGATTATGTCTCTTTTATTCATAAAGGGAAAACATACGAATCAGTGATTACAGGCATTACGTTTAAAGATTCATTCAATTATGCACTGATTACATTAGGAGAGTATCGTGTGAAACTAACAGAAAAAATTCAACTGCTCAGTAAAAATACAAGTAGTGGTTCAACAAGTAATATCACAATTACCAATACAGATATCGATGGAGGTGAATTCTGATGGGATTACAGAAAATCACCTTTGAAGGTGGTAATGTCACATCAAAGATGGATTCTGATTTATATCATTTTCTATTTTCAAGTGATGTAGGGATCTTAAAAGGATTAAAAAGTGAGTGTAGCTATACTTTAGCAAATAATACCATTACATTTAGTGATGGCTATGTTTCAGTATATGGAAGAATCATCTATATTGAAAATCAGACAACGATTGGTGTAACACCAGATTCCAGCAAGTATGGCTATGTTGTTTTAGGTGTAAATACATCTGATAACACCGTCAGCTTATATTTGAAAGAACAAACTGGTAGTTATCCATCATTAACCGTCATAAATCTTTTGACAACCGAAGGGGTATATGAGCTGGTTTTATGTGCTTATACGAAAACAACAACATCTGTGACACTTTCAAGTTATTCAAGAAAGTTGATAACTAACGATAAAACCAGAGTGGATGATTTAGATGATGAAATATTAAGTCGATATCTACCAAAGCGAAGAACAGTAACATTAGTGACTAGTGGGACCTATCGTTTTTCTGGTACTAGTTCAGTTGAACTTAGAGATTCAATCATCTATGTAACCATTAACAACCATACAGTCGTGACGTTTCCGGGAGAGCAGATGTTTTTATTTGTTGGATCTAACACATCCATATCTTATCGATATGCGTCAGGAGATTACTCATTAAGTGTCGTATATGAAGATGGCATTGTCACATTAACAACTGGTAACACGACACATAACATTACAAGTGTGTTTACGAAAAAATAGGAGGCATTTAAATGGCTACAATTCAAATAAAAAGAAGAACCACTGCAGGAACAGGACCACTTACAGGAACAACTGGAACTGTCAAAGCTGGGGAACCACAAGTTGATTTTAGTGGTGAACATTTATATATCGCAAAAGCAGATAAAGTAGCGAGTGTTTCTGTACCACTTGCAGAATCAGATTACTTAAAAATACCTGGTGTAGACAAAGTAGACGATCAGATTGATACGAAGATTACAGCACTCAATTTAGGGACAGCTTCAACAAAGAATACCGGAACAGGTAGTGGAAATGTTCCTATCCTTGATGCTAGTGGGAAATTAGCAGACAGCGTTGTTCCAAAAATCGCAATGACAAATACGTATGTTGTTTCAAGTCAGACTGCGATGCTTGCTTTATCAAACGCACAGGAAGGCGACGTTGCCGTTAGAACCGACTTAAACAAGTCGTTTATTCTAAAGGCATCACCTTACTCAACGCTTGCTAACTGGCAAGAACTCTTAACACCAACTGATGCTGTAACGAGCGTTAATGGTTCAACAGGGGCAGTAACAATTTCACTTGCTGGACTTGGCGGTGTTGCTTCAACAACTTATAACACACATGTTGCTTCGAATCTACATTTAACAGAAACTCAAAGAACAATTTTGAGTAATGTGAAAGATATTTATATTGGCGATTCAGATGGGATTGCAGTCGCAGCTTCTGAAACAGAATATGCAAATAATGTCATTATTGATGGCCTTTTATATGTCGCTGTTGTTGATTCAAATTATACGCCGACAAGAATTACATATAAATTAGGGATAGATGATTCAAAAGTATTGACACCGTCATCAATTATTGATGGTGGAACTTACTAATGCCGATCATCAGAGTTAAACGAGGCACTTCAACCCCAACAACGTCAAATTTAAGTTATTTAGGAGAGTTAGCATTTGATTATAGTAGTGAAACACTCTATGCAAGAGGCATTTCATCTGTTGTAAAAATAGGTGGTGCATTAGAACAAGTCTATTTTTATCAAGGAACTGCATATACACATAGTTTATCTTATCCTTTTGATCCTAATTACATTTATAAAGTGCATGTCATTGCATCGACACAAGGAACATCAGTTGATACATCAGATACATATATTTATTACAGAACATCAGCTCAATCAAGTCTTTATGGATCGTATATTAACCATCATTTTAACACAGAAGACACAGTGCACGATAAAAGATCGACTACGAATACAACTGCAAAATATATCGAAGATAGCTACGTTGCAGGACCAACGATTACAAGTGGGATTACAAAAGTCATAGATTTTGAGATATCACCAACGTTTAAAGCAAGTTATCTTGATACGCAAGTTTGGGTTGCTTATGGAAAAAGTATGACAACTCTTTCTGGACAAGGTGATGGTTCAATTAAAATGGCTGATTTTGTCCATACAGCATATGGCGACCTTGGTGCATTATATATCAATCCAGGTATGTCCATAGGAACACCTGATAGTATTTCAGTGACGATTTATAGAATGAGAAGAAAGTAGGGAATTATATATGGCAATCATTAAAGAATTAAATACGAAGTTTGGAGTAGGTGCATCATATCATCGAATCACCGCATTCAATATAAGTTATTTAAACAAGAAGATTACAGTATGTGTGGCATCCTATTTATCCAAAGAAGCAAGAGCAAGTAATAACCATCCAATTGAGGAAGTGGATATATCAATCCCATTTTCTGATTATGGATTGTTTTTAGATGTGAATCCAATTGTTGAAGGATATAACTGGCTAAAACAAAATGTCATTGGATTTGAAGATGCACTAGATGATTATGATGTTTTAGGGCCACCACTACCTGAGCCTATTGTGGAGGAAGTAAATGAATGACATTTATAATCTCATTAAAGAAGTATTTCCAAATACTGAAATTTTGCTTATTTACTATGGTGGATCTAGAGCATATGGATTAGATGAAAATACAAGCGATATTGATGTCACTGTCGTATTAGAGGGCTTTAGAGGAATCCTTCATTTATTTATTAGAAAATATGATTTATTTGTTTTCTCGAAAGAGGATTTTATTAAGAGACAACAATTTGATGATTCAATCATCGCTTATCATAGGCAAGCAGCAGATAATGTTCTTGGTATTAAATCAAATGAGTATTATTTAAATCCTGTGTTTTCAGATGAGTTAGATAATCTGATTACAAATGTTGATAGTATATTTATTAGCAATTTAATAGACGCATTATTAATCTATTCAAAAAGTGTATTTGAAGTTAATCAAAAATCTAAAGCTTTCTATCATCTATATAGACTAAGAGGAATGATTGAACATTTCAATCAGACAGGTGCGTTTGACCTAATCGTAGATGAACCTTGGAAAAGTAAAATGATTGATTATAAAGCAAATTACAAAATAAATCACGAGGCTAATTATGAAGAAGAGATAGTATCCTTATTTGACTACCTAGAGAATTACAGAAATGAGATGATACAAAGTGGACTGGGATAGTATAACAGAGGTGTTTCGTATGCAAAATTTAATTTACTGGGTTGTGACTATGGTTGTGGTGATTTTGACAACTATTAAACAATTCAGTCAACAAGAAAAAAAGAATAAAACAAAAAATGATGAAATCATCGTTAATCTACAAAGAATAGAAAAGCAAAATGTGAAGATGCTAAACCTACTTGAAATGCATGGGCAGGATATTAAATCCCTTAAAAAGGATGTCAATGTTCTTGAACATCGAGTATCAAGACTAGAAGATTCACAAGTAAATATATATAACCATATAGGAGGAAAACCAAATGACAACACTTGAAACAATATTGATCGTAACTAACGTTTTAACACTCATTCTTTACTCCACATCGAAGTTTAAAGAAAGTGGAAATCTGTCAACTGTGATCAAAGAAGTAAAAGAAGATATTAAGAATTCTTCTGCAGTAGTAGCTGATTTAGTGACAAAAGCAACCAATATTGTGTTTGATGAAACGGTTCAAAAGACAATTAAAGAGTTCATTATGATTGTCGAGGAAAAGAATCAGATTGCAAAACAAAAAGGTGAAATATTCCTTGCTGGAGATGAAAAGAAACAAGCTGTTATTCAAAGACTTAGTGAATGGGTATCAAACTTAACTGGATCAACAGAAAAAGCAATTGGCTTTGTTGAAGATAATCAAAGCAAAATTGAATCCATCATTGACGAATACATTTCTTTCAGTAATAAAATGCATGGCAAATCAACACTTTCTGAAGCAGAAAAAATCATTGCTGACAAGTTGAATAAATAAGGCAAGTATAAGTTGCTATAGTAACTTAATTTAGGTAATATGTGTCATAACCAAACCAAGGAGGAAAAGTATGTTAAACCAAGTAATATTAGTAGGACGAGTTAACAAACTCGATAAGCTAGCAGGCATTGTTACAATTGATATAAAAAGACCAAATGAAAAAGATTCAGATTTAATTCCAGTATCTCTATCAGATGGTTTGATGGAAAGTGTTCTAGGCTATATTACTGACGGTGCTACAATAGGAGTTAAAGCATCACTCAATATCGATAAAAATATCTTAAGAATTGTTGGAGAAAAGGTAACATTCATTAATACAAAAAACGAATAAGGAATCAAACTCACAAACATGGCCACACCGGTAAAAAGGTGTGGCTTTTTTTGTATTTTTATAATTAAGAAAATGTGATATAATTTTACTTAAGAGGATATCTAGGGGGAACACAACATTGATAACTACGAAGTTGCGATCAATGGTACGACTTTAGCTGCACGAATTCTAGGTATAGAAACTCCTGACGTGCAGTTTTTTTATAATCAAGATATGACAGAAAAAGGAATTAATTCTATCTTCTTAAAAGAAAGATATATCATAGCATTTAATGAAGAGTGGATAGAGCAAGCAAATCCTATAGAGATTCAAGTTACATGCTTTCATGAAACTAGACATGCATTTCAATGGAAGTTGATAACAGGAGAGTATCAAGGTGAGAGCAATATTAATTCAAAAACCATTCAGATTTGGAAAGAGGAAATGAGTAATTATAACTCACCTACAAAAAAAGAGATCCCTGAAGAAGAATATCTTAAACAAAAAATTGAAATAGATGCAATTGCATTTGCTCATTTTCAAATAATGAAACTATATAATGTTAAGAGTATAATACCGGAATGTATTAAAAATGAGGTGGCTTTAAAACTAGATTATTTTCAAGAGGTGTAGAGTATGTTAAATATTGGATTGATTATATTAATATCAATAGATTTTATGCTTTTGTTTATTGGCAAAATCATATTCTATTTGCATGCTTTCAAAGTGTTTAGTTTTAAAGATTTTATTCAGAAAATTCAAAGTGCAGTACCAGATAAAAACAAAAAAGAAGAAAAAGAAGTAGATATAGATGATGATGTATTAGAAGATGATGGGAAGAAACGGAATTTATTACAAAAGGTAGGGCATGGCTTTTTAAAAGGTCTATTATTTGTTCCAAAATTAATTGGTGCAATTATTTTAATTGGTTTGGGATTAGCAATTATTGTGATTAGTATTGGTATCCCTACAGCAAGTATATGGGGAACGATTCTGATTGCGATTTATTTTGAATTACTCTATGCAATCCTATTCCTGTTTGCTATGAGACTTATAAACTTTCTTTTAGGAATAGGGATGTTGAAAATAGCAAAAGTTGATAAGAAAAGAACACAAAGAATATTGATCATGGATGCTATACAATTTACAATGCTGAGTTTATTGATTTTTCTAGCAACATTTGGTTATCCATTAGATGTAAATAGTATGATTTTGATTCCTTTTGAGTGGAATATAACGCTAAATAACTTGCTTTCTATTGTTATACCGATGTTATTCTATGCATTATTGATTACGAATCTATTTGCATTAACTGTGCGTTTCAAAAATATTTTTACAAAGGATGTAAACAAACATAGAATCATTCGTTTACACCAGTTGCTATTTATATTTATCGCTTCATGTTTCTTTGGAATTTTATACATCACTGATATTGACTTGAGTTTTATGACTGAGTTGGAAAGAACAATGTATTTACACACACTTGAAGTAGTTAAATGGATTATAACTTCTGTGTTTATTCCATTATTTATATATACACTTAACAATTTTAAGAAAACTACAAATAAAGTAGTAAAACGACCTACAAGAAGAACGAGAAAGCGTTATTGAGAAAGGAGTTTCTAATGAATAGAAGTGAATTGGATTCTTTAAAGAATGAGTTAAAACAAATCTATGATAGGAAAATTGAGGTAATAAATCAAACTGGATTTTTAGACCAAAACCAAATACCAAGCGGTAAGAAAGTCTATAATATTGAAACATCATTAATGTTTATCGACATAAGAAGTTCAACTGTACTAACTGATGCAATTGGACGTAAGAATATGGTTAAGATTTATCAGATGTATACTAAACTTTGTAGAAAAGCAATAAATGATTATAATGGTGTTATTCTTCAAATTGTGGGTGATGGTATTTTATGTGCATTTACAAACGATTCAACTGGAAATTCAGGACAGCGTGCAGTAGATGCCGCAATTACTATCAATACTTATATTGCTGAATCGATGAATTCTTTATTAAATAGTGACTGGGAAATAAGTTGTGGTATAGGCATTAGAACTGGACATGTTTATGTAACTAGGCTAACTACTGATAATGGAAGTGAAGTAGCTTATCCAAGTGATATTACAAACTATGCATCGAAGTTTTGTGGATTAGCACAAAAGAATCAAGTTATTATTGATGCAAAAACACATGAGCATCTTGATAGAAAACATAAAGGATATTGTGAACCTTATCAAACAAGTTTGCAAAATACATATATAATTAAGGAGGCAACATGGGAGATTCAGTAAAGAAAGTATTTGATAAAGATACTTCA